CCTGTTGCACCGTTGATTGGTGTATATAATCTACTGTACAAAACATCTTCGCCAATCCCAAGCGTACTTAGGTAATCTACTAAAGCTGTACGGATTAAATCTTCACCGTCTGTAGGGAATGAGCTATCAACAGATATGGTTAAAGAGATGTAAATTGGTAAGTCTGTTGGCCTATCAAACGATATGTCGTGTAATATACCCTGACTGTCAGCCACACCTGTTGTTACTGTACCATAGCTTAAAATACCCGCTGGTTTGTTATCCCATATTGCCTGTGCAATCTCTGTTGTAATACCGCCCAACACAATAGGGTAGAAGCTGTGTGCAGGAACAGGGGGTGATACGAAAGCTGTATCTGTTTCATTCTCATAAATAACAATCTGTTTAACACCATCAAGTTTTAACACAGAGGCATAAATAGCTTCATAAGTGTTACTACCATCTTGGAATTTAGCTTGTAAGAAGCGTAATCTTAGTTCGGCATCAGTTTCAACGACTTTACCTGCAATAGCAGCGAATGGGTTTGTTACTGTGTCCCAACCAACTAAAGGTGACTGAATTGTTTCAATTGTGTTAGCATCTTGTAAATTAACGCCTGTCTCTGTGCAGGTTGTTAATGTTTGTTTCTTAGCTTTGTTAATCGTAAATTGTGTTGCTACAAAGTCACAAGCATAGTCTTGGTTTGTTACTTGAACAAGTAAGTCTGCACCAACCAATGTAGCTTCAATATAAGTGGAGTGTGAGGTGTTAACAACACCCATTAATCCGTTGACAATACTAGAAGTAGTAGCACTAACACCGCTAGTATAAGTAACAGTAACGGGATTAAGATTGCTACCAAGAACCTTATAGGTGAAAGAGTAAGCCGTACTATCTGCCACAGTTGTAGGTGTGATTTGGACTGCTGTAGCACCTGTTTCATTGAGAACTATCGCCTCCTGAAATTCAAACACCTTGTTTGTGTTAGCACTACGCACATAACTACCATCAGGAATTGTTACACCATAAGTTCCGTAGCTAACTAACAGTGCTTGCGAGGCTGTAGCTGTATTACGAATAACTCCGCCTAATGCACACAACTCTTCTAATGAAACACCTGTAGCTTGGTTAATATCAAACGAGCTGTACACTTGCTGACTCACTTCCCAAAGCTCTGCTAGAGGTTCAGCAATAATCTTAATCCACCTTCCTAGTACACTGTTATCTGTTGTATCTAGTACATCACCACCTGTTAAGAAGCCACTAAACTCTGTATTAGCACTTGCTTTAAGAGAGGAAATAATATCTGTTAATCGTTTAACACTAAAACCTGTTGTGCTTAATCCTGCCATATCCCTCTCCGTTATTTATACCTATACACCAATTGAAGCAGTCAGAGTGGAATAGAAACCATCAATGGTTCTCACTGTAAACTGAATTGTAATCTTTCTTGTTGTCTTATCGACTACGCTACTGTAAGCTGTAATCTGCAACACCTCTTGTTCTTTTAATATCTCAGCTTGAATGATTGCATCAACAGCAGCTTTAGACCTATTCTTACCAGCAATCTGATTGAAGTAGTCAATACCAATAGTTCCATCTAAGAACCACTCACCCTTGAATGTTTGTAATCTAATCTTTAGTCTTTGAGCTAGGTTTTCAGATGTTGTGGTAGTGAATATAGGTGTTGTAATTGTGTTTGTTGTTGAGAGAAGGACATCCCCTGTCTCATCGTTTAGTTTGATGTCCATCGCTATTTATAGCCCTCTCTTATGGTGTTGGAAGTGTTATCGAACACTCTTGAAACTCAGATGCCTTCTTGTTGATAGCATCAATAAGGTCTGTAATTGCCACTGTCCTAGCTGCAATCTGTGTTGGGTAGGTGATAGCAGGTTTAGCTAACGGGGTGATTAAGTTATCAATCAAACCTTTTATCCAGTCTATAACAGCATCGGGGGATGTTGGGGCTGTTAGCAAGGCAACCAATGGAAATACCTTATCAAACTGTGCCGTAATTGCTGCTGTCTCTGCATTCAAAGATGCAATTATCTCTGCCCCTACTTGTTGTAATTGTTCGCAAGATTTTACACTTTCAATCCGTTCAGTCATACTCTCGTATTGAGAAGTGTTTATAATACTGCTGCCTTGAGGATTCATATTACCGCCTAAAATATATTTGTTATAATTCCGTCTGACACTGTAACTACTTGACCTAGTGGGGTTGTGAAGCTGCCCGTAGCTCCTGTACCCACCACCAAACCACCACCAGTTCTCAAACTAGCAGACACTTTCGTGTGTTTGCTCATCACCCATGTCTCACCAGAGGATGTCAACCTAAACTCACACTCGTTAACACTTCCAATATTGTGTGTCATCACCATGTCATCAACACTGTGAAATAAAGTGCGCGTATCGGGGTTGTTAATTGATTTTGAGAATGGATTTACGCAAGGGATAGCAATAGCATCTCTCTTATCAAAGCTACGCATATCAATTGGGTCGTGTGCTGACGTAGCCCCACTCTTAAATACATCTAACCCTTTCTGACTAAATACAAGGAGAACATTATCCCCTTGATTGATTGGGAATGTTAAAGCTGAGGTTGAGGAGCTAGGGAACTGAACAGGGACGGAAAGAATAGTGGGGTATTCAACAACCGTACTATCCTTGTACTCGTGATTTACAATCGGTTTTACATCTATACGACATTGCTCAAGCTTGCCAGTATTAAGCACTTCTGCTACCATACAAACAAACATTCCACTCATCTTGAAATCAAAGAAGGCGTTAAGCCTAGCCTCTAATGTATCTTCCATACTATAAATCTCTTTTATAAGTCCCTTGTATCGTCACCGAAGATTGTCATTATCCAATCATTCCCTCTAGTGTCACCTACGTATTTAATGTTTCTAACACGGTAGTACCCACTGAGTTCTGTCTTGTCTGAAACTACTTTGATTAAACCGTTAGTCTTACAATTTGGGTTAAGCAAGGCTTTCACTTCAATGTTGAATCTAACTTGTTTTCTTTTCTTAGCAACAACAACCTTACCTGATTTAAGTGTTTTAGTTTCAGGTGAAATAGCTTCTTCGTTGTCTTGAATCGGTTGGTCTGCACTAACTGTAACAGTTTCGTGCCTTGTTAGTGGGACACCTATCATACCCGTGTCTGAGGACAAGACAATTGCATCTTCTTTTGTAGAACTTGCAAGTACAGAGCGTTTGTCTTTTACAGTGAGTTCACCACCTGCAATATCCCACTCCATGTTGTTAGCGTAGCATACATCATCAAGAACCTGTTTAAGTGTTCCAAAGGCAGGGTAGCCGTAGGTCAATGCTTTGTTAGCATTATCACCTGTAATCGCAACTTTAGGACAATCAAGCACTGTAGCAGCATCTTCTAGCACTTGTTTAACTGTTGTTCCTTCGGGGTATGTCTTGCTTATTTTAGCAGCATTTAATGTTACAAAACCCTCAGCAATAGAGAAGGTTGTCTGTATCTCTGTCCCCTCTTGTTTAGAAGATATTTGTAATACGTCACCAACTAGGATTTGAACCAACTCAGTGCCATAACCAACAGATAATGTTATTTGACAGGCCATTTGCTTATCGGATAATTTAGAGAGGGTAGCTTGTGACAGGTTGTAGATGACTACTTTAGCTGTGTTAGCTGTGCTTTTATTGTCCACATTCTTTTGAATGTCAAATGTCACTCTAAGCCCTTCGTTTGTTGGAGAACTTTGTAAAGTAAATAGGTTGCCAACATCTCTGTCATAAATTGTTAGGAGGTAGTTTCTGCCGTACTGATACATACTATCTCCTCTTATACGGCGAGTGTTAATTCATATACAAGCGTATAATAATCTGCCCAATTACGGTATGCTTCGTCTGTAACAGGTATAGAAATATTGTTAGGGTATAATGTAAACATACCTAAAAAACCGTTCTGCGCCATAACGCTATTCAAAGGAAAGAAGCTTGCTGAATGGACAGCTACCCCTTCAAAGACAACATCTCCATTCTTTTTACTTAAAGAGGTATGGTAACGCTTTGTTTTATTATTCCACACAAAATCCATCACACAAGAGATACTGTCCAATTCAATATTAACTGAGAAGTAGGCATCGTTTGTAATAACGATACGTTTATTATAAGTTCGCAATGTTGTCATGGTTATTCCTTATAACTTAACGTAATCTTTAATAGTCTCTAGGTACTCAACTTCTTGTCTCAATTGTCTGCGAAGTGTTTCGTTCTTAGCCTCTGTAGCTGCTGTTAAGGCGTTCACTTTGGCAATCAGTTGCTCGTTTAAATCCTCAATAGTGCTTAACTTGTACCCTTGTTGTGCAACCCACCCTACAGCTTTAAGGGCTTTGGTATCTGCTTCCGTTGGCTTACATGGTGGTTTGGCTGTCTCGCCTTTAGGTAGTTTTGGTTTTGCAATAGTAGTTGTTTCCGTTATTACGCCATCGACAACTAATTTCTCAGTTTGTGGCAAACAATCATCGCCTTTACCTTTGGCTAACTTCTCTGACACAGCATCTTTCAAGTTGGTGTTAATCTTAGGTATCTTACCTTTCTCAACTTGCTCTACACTTACACGAATAACCTTCACTTGCTCAAAGGACATCTCAGGATAAATAGCGTACCCTGTATTCTCATCTTCTTTAAAACCTAAAGATGTCATAACACAATTAAGCTTATAATCAATAATGTTGTTTGTGTCGCTGTACATCAGGATTGTACACATACTACCACTACGTTGAATGGAGTATAGTTTTTGCTTAACGGCATCCATTGTTAATTGTGCAGGAATTACAGCACCATACGTTGTTAATACACCATTCTCAAATGTAGCTGTCACAGCACTACGAAGGAATACATCATCGTACCCTTCGATTTTCTGTGCTGTTGTTTTGTTTGGATTCAGGAAATCATAGTCTGATACAACACCACTAATCTTAAACTTTTCACTGTCTTTGACAAAGTGGTCTGTAATCTTGCTGTCATTCTCTACAGGATGCTCTGTTATTTTACCACTATAAGCTTCATCAAAAGATGTAACGCTACTGAATACAACAGTATCACTACTTTTCTGTTCTTGTAGAACAATTATCATATTCACTCCTTGTGTTACATCTTCTATTTTGTTTTAGCTTGCATAAGAACCAACACCACCATAAGAAGATTGAATTTCTTGTGCTAAGTAGTTACCCATCGCAGACATATCCCCATTTTCAATAGCTCTTTGCACGTTGATTGGTGCTTTAGAGATGTCAATGTTAATGTTGTTGATAATACTACCTTGAGGGTTGTTCATATTAGAAGGCGATGACCACCAATGGTCTTGACTCTGTGGTTTTAATCCTACCCCATCTCTTATAAAATCAGATGCAGGGTTAATCATGTTTTTAATCATTGAGTCAATCAATGGGGAGATTACAGGTATGTTTATACTTCTATTCCCTGTATCCATACCTTGAGCATTGTAATCGGCAAAAGGGTTGATGCCGTTTCTAACCTCAGCCCAACCAAGTTTAATTTTAGCGAACATCAAATCAAACTCACTAATTAATAACTGAACACCATGATACCAAACCATCAGCACGTTGTTCTCTTCCCCGTTGAAATATCCTTCTAGTTCTGAGAACAAGTAAACAACTGCTGTCAATCCAGCTACCATTGCGGCTGTACGTGCTGCTGATACTAACAAAGCAACATTCAGACTCTTTACGGCTAACAATACGTCTGCTAATCTGTTAAGGAATAGAAACATATTCTTATTCATAGCGTTAATAGCTAAAGCCATCCCTAAGAATATTGCAATACCACCACTGATAAAAGGGTGTTCTTGAACTACATCAAATGCAGCTTTTAAGAAAGTACCTAAACTTTTAACAAGGTGTATTAAAGATTTAAACCCTGTTGCAATAGCAGGAATAATTTCACTGCCTAGTGAGAACATTACAGCTAACGCATGGTCTAAACCACCTTTCATAACGATGTATGAAAACTCTTTCAAGCTGTTGTTAAACCTTACTTGAGCCACTTGACTGTTCTCTAACGCTTCCGCTAAAGCACCACCAGTGTTGGCAATGATTGTTAACTTGTCAGCTACAACAGGAAGCAATGTGGCAGGGTCTAATAACCCTCTTTTCATTACGTCATCAAATGTAGTAAACTTGTCACCTAGCTTCTCTTTAGCTGCTTCTGTTAAAAGCTTGATAAACGGTGTTACACGTTGACCCATCTGTAAGCGAGCTTCTTGAGCTTGAATCTTATCTTTACCAAACATCTGTTGAATAGCTAAGTTAGCTAGACGTTGGTCTTCGGTTGTCATGTGAACAGTAGCGTAGTATTTGTTAAACCCTGTGAACATTTTTTGCATCTGTTCAGGATTCATCTTCTCTTGTGCTGTTACAACGATTTGAGCATAGGCATTACCAGCCCCAACTAAATCTAAACCTAGTTGTTGTGAAAGCTCACGAACATACTTCATATTATTAGCAAAAGCTTCTGAGCTTTTACTAACAGCTTTCATCTTCAATTCCATTGCGAACATTTCACGGCCAGCACCGATAAGCTCTCGGAAGGCATAGCCACCACCAAGCATACCACCTAGACCCATACCCATAGGAAGCATAGGTTTTAGGAATGCCATAATACCAGCAGTTTCTAGTAACCCTGCACCTGCGCCACTTGGAGGTCTGCCCGCGCCACCGTGACCGCCATTACCGTTACCTGCGCCATTACCCCCACCTCTGAACCCTCCCCCTACTCGCGGCAAGGGAGAACCCGCAGCACCCCTTAAACGCTCTAATAGAAGGACTACAGGCAGCAATGCGTGTGCATAGCTGTTGAGTGCTACAATGTTTGAATTGAGACGTTTCTCAAAGTTTGATAGTTTGATTTGAGATTTAGATGCTTCTTGAGCTACTTGATGAAGGACACCGTTAGATGCCTCCATTACTTTTACATAAGCTCTAGCTGCGGCTGCGATTGACTTGCGCCAACTTTGCATGGATTTTGCATCAAATGTATTCTGCATCTTTCCAAAGGATGAAAGCATACTTTTCAGTGCTTTAGCTGTAGCTGCAACAAGGGCTAAAGTCCCGCCCATTTCCTTCTTCGTTAGTTCCATTTCTTTACGAAACGCAACCAGTCCCGAACTATCTACTTGGAAGGACATCTGGGCGTAGAAACTGGCAATAGCCGACATAAGCTTTACTCCTTTATTGGTTAAGGCTTATGCCTACTATTAATCCGTTATTTCTATTTGATACTCTAGCAAAGCTTTGTACGCTCTGGAGTCTAATTCTTCTTTGTGCTTCTCTGCTACTGTTTGAATCTGTTGTTCCTTTGCAGATTTGTATGATAAGAAAGCCTCGTATGGTGTATCATATATACCTATGTGTGTAACTTTACCGTTAATTCCGCAGCTTGCAGTGTATCTTTGTCTTTGTTTGTGTAAAGACACGCCTATGGGGTACAGACCCCTATTCTTCTGCTTTCTCAAAAGTAGTGCATTTATCTCTTGTGGAACAAAAACACAATTATCTTCACTATAAACTCTATTTCTTTTGAAAAGAATGTCTTTATCTAAACACCAAGCTCTGCCATCACTATCTACAGTTCCGAAACCAATTTGGGTTTGACACCAATCATAAAAGAATGAGTATGACTTGAAGTTTTCTGACACACAGCAGTCAGAATAGTTGTCATTTCTTAACCCACGTTTTTGAGCGTAGCACCTTTGTAAAATACTTTGCCATAAGGCGTATTCTTTTACTTTTATACCTTGCTTAAATACAGGTACACCTTTATCATTAAGCCCAACACCGTAAACAAGTCTGCTCATATCCACCTCCACAATTAAACGTGAAGTTTAACACACAAATACCTAAAAGTGCAACAGTTATTTATTACCTTTCGGTTGCGTATCTATTCTAATAGCGTCCTGTAGTTCAAGTAGCTCCAACATATCGTACACATCGCCCAACCCATATACAGTTTGTAATTCGTGCAGCGTAGCCAGCTTTGTTTCACTTGTCAGTATTCTAAATATTTCGCTAGGCTGTTTAAATTCAGCGTCTATTTGCTTAGACAAATGAGAGGAAAGTTTAGCACCCCCCTCATCTTCCGTTACGCGCCTACGGAATCTGGCTGAATAAAAACATCAAGAAAATTCATCTTGATAATTGCAAACAATAGTTTATACAATGTGCCTAAGTTGCCCGTGAACTCATTGTCAAAATTAATACTCATAGTCCCTTTAGTAGCACCGTAAGCAATTAAGTTCTTTGCTAGGTCAACAATATTAACTTTCTCAACATCTTCAATCAATGTATCGACAATCTTTTTCATTACTTCGCCTTCTAGTTTGGCGACTGCTTCTGCTGTCTTAGCACTACCATCATTCCCTTCAAAGAAAGCTACAAGGCTACGGCCAATCAACTTCATAATGCTTGGTTGTAATGCTAACGCTTTTGTTGCTACGATAGTGTTTAATGTGTATTCCACACCATTAATATCTACCCGTTTCTGTTCAATCATAATTCCCTCTCTCTGTTATTCTAAACGATTAAATCTGTCACCCCGCCAACTGCTGTAGGGTTAACACGAAATGTCCAAACTCTATTCACTAAATCTTCTTGTTGCTCTAAATCCGAAGCTGTCTCTATATAACCAATACTTCGTAAATGAACAACTCCGCCACTACCTAAAATCAATATATCAACAAAAGAGTCTACTGCGCTTTCCCTTGCATTAGCTAACTGTTGTAAATAAACATTCGTAATGGATGTTTGTAATAATGTCACTGTTACGGTGAATGGCTTGCGCCTTGTTCTTATTCTTGTAGAGTAGGCTTCACTAATACCGTTAATGGTTTTAGATATAGCGTCTCCACGTTTTGTATTTATACTAACAACACCTTGACAAGTATGCCCTGCAATTGTTATTGAGTTTTGGGATGGGTCATATACGGTGAGAGTCATATCAACCCTCCAATAATTCCTGTTACACCTTCTGCTATAGCACCAATACCTGCTAGTTCAGCTAAGAGGTCATCATCGTTATTTCCTGCTATAGAACTAGAAGCATTAAGACATTTGATTGTCCATGTACGCCCTTCCATACCAGCACTATAAACAA